ACCCATGCGTGGTGATGTTAAGAAATTCAAAGTGTATGTCAAAGATCCAAAAACAGGAAACGTGAAAAAAGTTAACTTCGGACACGGTGGTACAAGTGCAAAAAGACCAACCATGAGGATCAGGAAATCAAATCCAAAAGCAAGGAAGAGTTTCAGAGCACGTCACAACTGTGCGAACCCAGGACCAAAGACCAAAGCAAGATATTGGTCATGTAGGAAGTGGTAACATGCAGATCCGTGAAGTAGTTGGTATCACAGAACAAGAATTCGAACAACTGGCAGAGAAACAGGACGCCTGCTATCACAAAGTCAAATCAAGATACAAAGTATGGCCCAGTGCCTATGCCAGTGGTGCACTAGTGCAGTGTCGTAAAAAGGGTGCGGCCAACTGGGGCAACAGCAAGAAGAAATAATGAGCAGTTGTTGTACACGAGAACGTAAGAAGAAAGATTACCTTTATATGCCAATGGCAGTTGGAATCGCCTTTGTCGGCCTAGGTGTACTATTAACAATCGAAATCAGCATAGCCAACGCACTGGGACTAATTTAATGAGAGCCAGTGAGATAATCACAGAGAAGTGTTGGAAAGGCTACACCAAGAAGGGCATGAAGACCATGTTCGGCAAACGTGTACCCAACTGCGTCAAGAAAGAGGACGTGGACTTCTGTGTCAACTGCGGTGAATTGGTTTTCGCGGAATCACTGAACGAGGACCTCAAGAAATGGTTCAAGGACAAATGGGTGCGTTTTGGACCAGATGGCAAGATCAGGGGAGACTGTGCGAGGGGTTCCAGCAAGGAAGGTAAACCTAAATGCTTACCAAGATCGAAAGCACATGCACTGGGCAAGAAAGGCAGGAAGTCCGCGGCATCAAGAAAACGTAGACAAGATCCAAGCAAGAATAGACGTGGTAAAGCCAAGAACGTTGCTACCAAGAAAAAATAATTTGCATTCCTTACAATTCTGTTATATACTTGTTGGATAACAACAGGAGAAACAAATGGCAGTAAGAAACTTTAACGACGCTGAAAAGCAGAAATTGATCCAGATCATTTCCCAAGGCTCACAGGTACTAGGTGAAGTAGAAGATTTGAAGGGTGGATTAAAAGACACAGTAAAAGCAATATCAGAAGAACTAGAATTAAAACCAGCACTGATCAACAAAGCAATATCAGTTGCACACAAAGGCAACTACCAGAACATCGCAGACGAGATGGACACACTGGAGAGCATACTTAACACAGCCGGCAAACTTTAATGTTGGACAAAGTCAGATCATTCTGGCTTCGTAGTTTTGAGAGCGACAGGACAGCGTTCTATTTTGAACTGGTCAGTTTCGTTTTCACAGTTGGAGCCAGCCTTACACTAGCGATCACAGCCTCTAATCCGGACATGACTATCGTATACCCGGGATTCTTGGTAGGAGCACTCACACAATGTTATGCTTCATACAGGAGAGAAGCGGCGTTCGTGATGATGATCACTGGCTACTTTGCAATCATAAATGTCTACGGTTACGGCGTAGCAAGTTATTGGTGGTAGGATGAGTTACATAGACGCATTATTCAAAAAAGACGAGGACAAGATATACGTTGTGGAACGTGATCCCAAAAAGGGTCGGGTGTTCGTAGAGTATGACGCTAGGTATGTGTTCTACTACGAGGACGCAAGGGGCAAACACAGATCAATGACCGGTGCTCCATTACAGAGGGTGCAGTGTGCAACAAACAAAGAATTCATAAAAGAACAGCGAATAAGATCCAACAAGCAACTGTACGAGAATGATATAAATCCCGTGTTCAGATGTTTGGAAGAGAACTACTTGGGCAAGGAGACACCCAAACTAAATGTTATGTTTTTTGATATTGAAGTGGACTTCGATCCAGATCGAGGTTACTCAACAACAGATGATCCGTTCATGCCCATAACTGCCATAAGTTGTTACATGAGCTGGACGGATCAACTGGTCACCTTCGCTGTGCCACCTAAGACAATCAGTATGCAGGACGCACAAGAACTTACTAAAAGATTTGACAACACAATGTTGTTCGAGAAAGAAAAAGACATGCTAGATGCATTTTTAGAATTAGTGCAAGACGCAGACATATTGTCAGGGTGGAACAGTGAAGGGTATGATATCCCATACACTGTAGGAAGAATACAGAAGGTATTAAGTTCTGATGACACAAGAAGACTGTGTTTCTGGGGAGAAAAACCTAAAAAAAGAGTATTTGAGAAATACGGCCGGGAGCAGTTGAGTTTTGATCTTGTGGGTCGTGTACACTTGGACTTGTTGGAACTATACAGGAAATACACATATGAGGAGAGACACAGTTTCAGGCTTGATGCAATAGGCGAACATGAACTAGGTGAGAGGAAGACTGTGTATGAGGGATCACTGGACAATTTATACAAGAATGATTTTGGACTGTTCATAGAATACAACAGACAGGATACAGCACTATTGGCCAAACTCGAGAAGAAGTTGAAGTTCATAGAACTTGCCAACGAAATTGCTCACCAAAACACTGTACTACTACAGACCACAATGGGTGCTGTCGCGGTTACTGAACAGGCCATAGTAAATGAAACACACAGACGTGGTATGCAGGTTCCAGGCAGGAAGTACAAAAAAGAAGGTGAGGAGAACCAACCGGCGGCAGGAGCCCATGTGGCGACGCCTCAAAAAGGAATACATGACTGGATCGGATCTGTTGACATAAACTCTCTGTATCCTAGTGTGATCAGAGCCTTGAACATGGGACCTGAGACCATAGTGGGACAGATAAGGCCAGTGATAACATCAGCAGAGATCAACAGGGCCAAACACGCCAAGAAATCATTCGCGGCGGCATGGGACAGCCAGTTTGGCAGTTGGGAGTACCAGGCAGTAATGAATCAAGAGAAGGGCACAGAGATAATCGTAGATTGGGAGGACAAGACCAGTGTACGTATGAGTGCGGCACAACTGTACGAGATCATATTTGACGGAAACAACAAATGGATGTTGAGTGCCAACGGCACAATATTCACATACGAGTACGAAGCAATCATTCCAGGATTATTGAAACGTTGGTACGCGGAAAGACAGGACATGCAGAAGAAAATGCGTGAGTGCGGAGACAATGAAATCGAGAGGGAATACTGGGACAAGAGACAACTTGTAAAGAAAATTAATCTAAACAGTCTTTATGGTGCGATACTGAATCCAGGTTGTAGATTCTTTGACATCAGGATAGGGCAATCAGTAACACTTACAGGTAGATGTATCACTAAACACATGGCCAGCAAGGTCAATGAGATCGTGGCGGGCAAATATGATCACAAAGGTGAAAGTGTTGTGTATGGAGACACTGATTCTGTTTACTTCTCGGCATACAAAACACTACAGAAAGAGATCAATGAAGGTGTGATTCCATGGACTAAAGATTCCGTTGTAGCACTGTATGACAGGATAGCGGACGAGGTCAATGGATCGTTCAAAGCATTCATGACCAAGGGCTTCCATTGTCCAAGCACACGTGGTGAGGTCATAGCGGCAGGTAGGGAACTTGTTGCGTCTAAGGGATTGTTTATCACGAAAAAAAGATATGCTGTCTTGTACTACGATAAAGAAGGCAAACGTACAGACACAGAAGGCAAAGAGGGAAAAATGAAAGCAATGGGTCTCGATCTCAAACGTTCAGACACTCCAGTTTATGTACAGGACTTCCTGAGTGACTTGTTGTATATGGTACTTACAGGTAAGACAGAAACAGAGGTGCTTGAAAAAATAAGCGACTTCCGGGCGGAATTCAAGGCAAGACCGGGTTGGGAAAAAGGATCTCCCAAGAGAGCAAACAACATGACCAAGTACACAGCGGAAGAGGAAAAGAAAGGGAAAACCAACATGCCAGGACACGTTAGGGCAAGTATGAACTGGAACAGGTGTAGGGAGATGTACGGTGACAAATACAGTATGCCAATCACGGATGGCGCCAAAGTCATCGTGTGTAAACTGAAACAGAATCCACTAGGTTACACGAGTATCGCATATCCCGTAGACGAACTGCGTATTCCCGAATGGTTCAAGGAACTGCCGTTTGATGGCGATGCCATGGAAGCGACCATACTGGATCAGAAGATTGACAACCTCATAGGTGTGCTGGATTGGGACGTCCAAAGCACAGAGACCACAAACACATTTAACAAACTATTTGAATTTTAGAAATGTTGAGTATAGAAGAAATAAAATTATTGATAGAGAAACTTGAA